ATTGCATTTAGATTTTATGGACATAGTTATATCGCTATAGGATTATCGTAACCAATGGGGAGTAAGTGGCGAAGATGGACAATATCACAATTGGATAATTCCTTATTCCACCTGCTTCTTTGCTAAGTCTGAATACAAAAATCCACGTGAAGCAGATTGGAATTTAATCACCGAATATGATCAATTAAAATTCAAAGTATGGTTCACAAACGATAATGTATTTAAGTACCCCAATATCAAATGTTGCGTATTTTCGTTTGGTATTTCTGCTTAATGCCCAATCGCTAAATAGACTACACCATCAACAGTATATGGGGAGTGGCTAGCATCTGCGATAAGAGTAAATCCAGTTGTACTTTTATTGGTATGATAGAACACCTCATTACCTCCTACAGATGTTTTATGTTCTATAGATGGCCAAACGCCTGAACACTCATTATCAAAAGCAGTAGGAAATGTAATAGGATAAGTTGTTCCATCATACACGTATACACTTTTCTTGTATCCCCATTGGTTATGCACGGCCTATATTTATCCAAAAACCATTATTTATAGCTTTTGCAATATGATTCCCAACATAACCGCTGTGCAATTCAAATCCAGTAGTAGTAATATTATTTGCTCGAACACTGGCTTCATATAGTTTCTTTGGCTCATCTTTCATCATAGTTACAGTACCGAATATTTCTATGTAAGAAATTAGATAAGATACAAACGTTTGATTTTCTTTGAATTGTCCCCATTGGCTAAAATCCAATAGCACCCCAACGTATAGAGGTAACGTTATTTTGTGCAGACATATAAGTGAAGTTATTTATTGTTATTTCTTTAACGGCACTACTCGTCCAATTATCATTATCTAACGTTGACGGCGCTATGTTAGTGACTGCGACGAACGGAGGAAAAGTAAAAGGTATTATAAAGTTACTAGCTCCATCATATATAGTCCTAGCAACTGTAATGTCTGACTTTCCCCATTGGCTAACTTTTACCAATTGCTATATAGAAGTGTTCAAATCGAGCAAATGATATTGTAGTAGTTGTATATTTTATAGCATTATCGGAGTTATTTGAGGATGGTCCTTTGGCACTATCTGGTAGTCCTGTTGTAACCGCATATACTTCAATAAATGCAATTGGGAAATTCGTCGTTTGTAAATACCATGAACTATCATTTCCTCGTAGTGATTTTCCCCATTGGTTACGATAATCCTATAGCGATATAACTATGTCCATAAAATCTAAATGCAATATCAGTTGATGTTAATTTTATTGCGTCGTCATAATTGTTGGTACTCGAAACGCTTGCCGAATCAAGAACTGAGCCAATCGCCTTAAATGGAGTAATAAATCTAATCGGTAATGTCGCTTTTGATTGATATTCTGATGTATTGTGAGAAGTCTGTCCCCATTGGAGGAAATTGGTCAGGATTTGCCAAGAGCAATATAATAATGTTCAAATTTTGCAAATTCGATTTTGTCTAAGCTTAGCCGAACAGCATTGTCGAAGTTACTAGAGGAACGTTCCGTTGCTGATTCTAATATAGTACCAACTCCCACATATACTTCTTTAAAAGCAATCGAAAACTGTGTAGGTGATGTATACCAGGAATCGAGACGGCCCCTTTTAACTATTCCCCATTGGCTATATCCCTACGAATATACAAGTTATTTCCTTATTTACATAATACGGACTCCAATCTCCACTTAACCCAGCAAAATAGCTTGCTTTATTATTTATTTTAGTCCATGGAGCATAGCTGGTAGGGCCGTCATTGAAGCAAGCAACCCCAGCAATGAAATCTGTACTATATGATATAGGGAAAGGCAACGGGCTATTCTGTGCAGTCTCTTTAGTTTTTACCCATTGGTTAACAGATTCCAATACATACCCAACTTATACCAGACATATAGTCATCTATTTGTACTTTAAATGCTGTTGACGTTTTAGCTATTACAACACACGGATGATCTAGTGAATTATTGAAGTTAGTATTATTAGATTCACCTACTGGAAGTGCTACATATTTACCATTGCAAGGAAGTAATAATGAAACAGAAATAATTCTATTAATATCTTTTCCATCTGCTATATATCCCCATTGGTTCTATGGCAATAACTCAATGGCTTTGCGGAGTTCTCGCAATTCCTTATGTGTATAAACTTTAGTAGTTATATCGCCATGTTTATGCCCAAGAATAGCACGAGTTGCAGTAGGTGATGCGCCGTATTTATCTAGTAGAGTAGCTACTGTATGACGACAGTCATGTGTTGAGTGGGAACAGTTGATTGAAGTCATTGCTGATTTAAATTGCTTACTGAATTGAGCATAAGAAATAGGTAGTATCTTATCTGATGAATTGTGATACAAGGTTGTAACTATTGGAAATATTCGACTATGAATGGGAATTAAGCGATTACGGCCAGCCTCAGTTTTGGATTGACGAATTATAAGGCATTTAGTGCGGAGATTAATATCGTTCTTACGTAGCGATAGTAATTCACCGCATCTCATACCTGTATATAAAAGTATTAGAATGCCACAAATATCGGTAGTATTAAGGCTCCATAATCGATTAATCTGCTGGCGAGTAAATGGCTTATGCGGATAAACACTAACATCGTGGCCAAGATTAAGAAAAGGGGTGTAATCTTTAATATCAATATCATTAACAATTGCATATTTAGATAATAATGAAAGTAATGTACGTACCTTCTTAGCAGATGCATAGGAAAGGCCGTTATCTCTCATGTTATCAATCACGCATTGCATATCAGAATATTTAATTAAGTTAATAGGTATATTAGCAATTGATTGAATATGATCATAGGCAATGCGATAGGATTCAATGGCTGATTTACTCACAATTCCAATGCGAGTAGGCAGCCATTTTTCATAAATACTTTTAAGCGTTTCGACACATGCACTTTGGCGATGCATACGGAGATACGCATTTCTTGAGTAGTGCTTAATAGTACTATTCATATGTTCCTCCTCCTTATTAATAACGAAAGGATAAAAGAAATGAACAATTATATTCATGTCCTTGATGTAGACGGACGTCGAATTACGTCCATCGTAGATAATATGATAGTGCCTATCGGTGAAGAGGCTTTGCTTAAGCAAGCTAAAGAACAATATCCAGATGCAGCTAATTATATTTATGGCGGAGATGCCATGTTAGATGCTTTTCTTGATGGAAAAGTTTATAAAAATGGCATATTCGAAGACGCACCAGTAGTTGAATACATTCCAACAAAGGAAGAAAAAATAAACGCTATAAAAGCCGAATATGAACCACGATTTAAAACACTGGAAGAGGCTCAACGCCGATTACTGCTCATGGGGAAACCTACTAATGCAATTAGCGCTCAATATATCAAGTTGAATAGCGAAATGGTAGCACGAATCAAGGAGGTGCAATAATATGCCTAAATATATCGGTGATAGTAAAGTTCCTGTAATGGAATTCTGTGAGTACTGTTGGGAAGTACTCAATGATGATGGCACATGTCCGACTGTAGGATGCGTGCACAATGATTTACTTTCTTTAAACGAAAGCGAAACCGAACCAACGAAAGGAGAATAGATGCAAGAAGTAGTTACTTTTATTAGTGAAGCATGGAAGACCTTATCAGAATCGTTTGCCATTAAAGCGGTACTTGCGATTATTGCTGAATTAGCGATATATATTCTCGGTTTAAAACACATTCAGGTATTAGGGATATTTATTATCCTGGTATTTCTTGATTTAATCACTCGTTGGTCGGCTATTAGCTATACAATGCTAATTGATATGGGCGCTAATCCTGATAATATAAGCGGTTGGGATAAATATGTTGCTATTCCTGCAGCATGGGGTAAAGGGCTTATCTCATCTAAACACATGCGGAAGCCGTTTGTAACAAAGGTATTAACATATTGCCTAGCGACTGGTGCTGCCTGGTGCTTTGATTACATGGCAGGTGCATATGCGTTCGCGGTTAATTTAGTATGGTTGTATTTAGGATCCGTAGAGTTCTTATCTATTTTAGAAAATATGCGAGACGGTGGGAATACAGCTATAGCAGGACTGCTTGATGTAGTGCATGCTAAGGTTGATTTAATTTTAAAAAAATAATATTGTGCTGTTTTTGTTGCTACGTTCATTTATTAGAAACGTAGCTTTTTATATTTGAAAGAGGTGTACTTATGAAAGTAGGAACTTATTTTGATGATTTTGAGTTTGCTTGCAAATGCGGCAGACATGGTTATGATGGTGAAGGTCATCCTATTTTAGACCATATCATTGATAAGCGTTTGGTTGACGTATTAGACGCTATCCGCGAACGTATCGGCAAACCTATTGAAGTATTGAGCGGTTATCGTTGCCTAGAACATAATGCAGAAGTAGGGGGCGTGCCTAATTCTCAACACGTTGAGGGAACGGCGGCCGACATCACCTGCGACGGCATTAACGTTGACTATCTCGCCGAAGTGGCCGAGGAATGTGGCGCCGATGGTATTGGTAGATACTACAATCAAGATTTCGTTCATGTCGATGTTAGAGGTTGGGCCGCTCGCTGGACTGACCAGGACTAATATAAGGGGGTTAATATGTATGAGAAATGTAAAATATACCTCAATGCGGTTAAATCTCAAATTACTGTTAAGCGGTTTATTATGTTTGCTGGTGCTTTGTTGCTCCTCATTGGTGCATGCCAGCTCATCGACGGCTACCTCACAGCAAGAGGAAACTATAACCGTGCCATTGAGCGATTGGAACAAACTCAAAACGAACTTAATCGAAGCCGACGCCTTAATCAAGAGCTCAAACTTGTCATTGAACGAAGCTCAGAGCTTAACAGTCAAGCAGGCGACCGAATTGCAAGAATTGAAGATTATCAACGAAGAGAGGGAGAAGGACTTAATCGCCTTGAAGGATATCAACAAGAAACAGGGCGAAGAGTTGGCGAAAGCCTCGGAAGTAATAACCGAGCAAGCGAACTCATTGGAAACAGCCTCCGTATCATTGAACGAGTTGAAAACGGAACTAAAGAACAACCGAAGAACTGAACAAAGGTTACGCCGTCAACGTGATACATGGGCTATAAGTAATGCTGCTCTTTTCTTAGCTGGTGCTTTACGAAGATAATTCGGAGGTGATCCCATTTCTCCTTACTGCATAAAGGCGGATATGCAGACAACTTTTGATTATTAAACAGGGGCACTTACTATAAAAGTAGGTGCCCCTTATTTTTTTTGCACTTTTGACATCATTTTGACATCAACTTATATTAAAATATGCTAAAATATATAATTATATATGTAGTATAAAAGCTGATAAATGCTGTATTCCTTGATTTTATAAATATTTATTAAATGCCACGCCATCTTGAGGGGGTGGTGAGCGTACGCTCGTGAGGGTTCAAGTCCCTCCAAC